TTAATGCAAACGGAACTCATGCTTTTGGTAATGGATACTCTCCAAAAACGCATGGCGAATACAATATGATAAACAATCTACCGTCTTCTAATATGGATGGTCGCAATTTAAGTGATCAGGATAAAAATAATATTAAAGACTATATTGAAAATGAGGCCAATAGTGTTTACTGGGCGACGCATATGTTGCCTATTATAGAAATGACTGCAGCCGGAGTTCATCATGTAAGTGCTGCAGGTAACTATAATAATAAAATAGCTTTATCCGATAATATCGATTATAACAACGGTGTTATAACTTTAATGTCATTAATAATTGGTTCTGGAGCCGGAGAGTATTATAGGCCTTGGGTATTTTATCCGTTGCATAGACCAGACTTACATCAGCAAGGAGATACCATAGTATGCGCTTCACTAGGATCACAGTTTAGTGTTGATAGTAATTTAAACAATAAAGAAACTATGTCAGTCTTTAGTAATAGAGGCGATCGCGTTGATACGTGTGCAGCAGGGGAAAACATTTATATGACTTTATATACCAATGGAAGTTACGAAGCTACTGGTACATCATTCGCTTCACCAAATGTTGGTGGTATGGCAGCTTGTGTTTTAGGTAGATATCCTACGACAACTCCTGCACAGTTAAGAAAATATTTTAGAGAGCACGCGGTAGGAACTGATACATTATATGACACAGGTACTCAACCGGCAGCATCATCTAATATTGGAGATGCTCCTTATTTTGAAGATGCGTTAGGTTTAAAAGGTTACTCTGGTAACATCGCATATTTAGATCCGTCACTTGAGTTTGACCCACGTGAAATCAATGATACTAGTATTACTTCAACAGAAACCGTTTCATCAAATAACAAAGTTAACTTTACTGTTAGCCAAATAAATACGAAGCTTTCGAACATAACATAGGAAGGAGTTAGAAAAGGAGTATAAATAGATATATGGCAATCGCAACAGACAAATCAGTAGAAACCGTTCCAATAAGCACGGTCGCCAGAAAAAAGGGCTGGGCTGATCTAGACTTATCCCTAAAAAAGCATCCTATTCAGAAAGATATAGTATCTTTAAAGGATGATAAAGCAATTAGAAATGCTGTTAAGAATTTAGTACTAACTAATTTTTATGAAAGGCCTTTTCAACTTATGAAGGGAGCTAACCTTCAAGGATTTTTATTTGAACCAGCTGACGTGATCACAGCATATGAAATAAAAGAAGCAATAAGAGATGTTTTAGGATATTATGAACCAAGGGTAGCTGTTAGGAACGTCGAGGTAAGAGACGAAATAGATAAAAATGCATGGAAAGTTATTATTACGTTTCTAATAAAGAATATAAATATAATAACAAACGTAGAAGTTTTATTAAGAAGAACAAGGTAGAGCTATGGCAACAAATTTAAATGTAACCGAATTAGATTTTGACGATATAAAACGAAATCTAAAAAATTATCTAAAACAACAAACCATATTCAATGATTACGATTTTGATGGGTCAGGATTAAGTGTATTACTAGATGTTCTAGCATATAATACACATTACAATGCTATGGCCGCGCATTTATCATTGAATGAAGCTTTCCTTGACTCTGCTCAGATAAGAGGAAATGCTGTCTCGAGAGCTCGGATGCTAGGATATGTTCCTACATCCGAGCTAGCACCTCGAGCTATAGTTAATGTTGTTCTTGATGTTTCAAATGAATCAGCAGAAAAACCTAGTACTCTTACAATACCTCGTGGAACTAAATTATCTACTACAGTAGGAGGATTAACTTATAGGTTTGTTGCTCTTAATTCTGCTACTGCATCAAAGGTGACTGCAGGAGCAGTTATATCATATACATTTGAAAATGTAGAAATTGCAGAAGGAACTTATAATTCAATTAAGTATAGGGTTGATAATGACATAGCAATTCAAAAGCATCAAATCCCTCATAAGAATGTGGACACGACCACGCTACGCGTACGCGTGCAGGCGAACGAAGAGTCTTCGAATTATGATTTGTTTATAAAATTTACTACCCTATTAAATGTAGTATCAACTTCAAAAATTTATCATCTTCAAGAAAATTCAAATGGATTTTATGAGCTTTATATGGGTGATGGGGTTATTGGTTCTAAACCTTCTAATAATAATATAGTTACCCTGGATTATGTATATTCTCATGGTAAAGAAGCTAATGGAGCTTCTGTATTTACTATGGTTGATTCAATTGGTGGATTCTCAGGCATTACAATAACAACTGTCAGTAATGCAGCTGGTGGGGCTGAACAGGAAACTTTAGAGTCAATTAGATATAATGCTCCTATAGCATTCACTGCTCAGAATAGAGCGGTAACCGCAGATGATTATAAATCTATTATCGAAAGAAACTTTACTAACATTGCTTCTATTAATACCTGGGGTGGAGAAGATGAGGTCACACCGGATTATGGAAAAGTTCGAATATGTATTGTACCAAATACCGCAGATACCTTAACTACTGCAGAAAAAACTACAGTTGTTAATTCAATCCTTAAAGGTAAAAATGTGGTATCAATTACACCAGAAATTGTAGATCCAGCTTATAGTTATTTAGAATTAGATATATATTTTAAATATAATCCTAATCTAACAGACAGAGCTTCTGCAGATCTAGTAAGTGTTGTAAAAGATACTGTTGATGATTATAATCTTAATAACCTAAACAAATTTGATGGAATATTTAGGCATTCTACAATATTAAAAGCAATCGATTCAGCTGATCCAGCAATACTATCTTCTACTTGTAGACCTTTTATATACAAAAATATAACCCCGACCATAACAGAATTAAATAATTTTACACTCACTTTTCCTGGATCGATTTATGTTCCGAATGGAATTGATGAATCTTGTGTAACTTCTACTGTTTGGCAAAGAGATAGCGCTGACAATTATTTTGCGGATAAAGCTATTGCTGCTTCGACAGATAGACAAGTATATGCTTATAAATTAGTAGAAGGTGTTAAGGTTACTACAATAGAGAGTTGTGGAACACTTACCCCTTCAACAGGTGTACTAACATTAAATAATTTTACGCCAGATGATACTACTGCTATTCGATTAACAATAACACCTGATTCATTAGATGTTGCTCCAAAGAGAGAAGAAATTCTTACAGTTGATGGAGCAAGGATGTCAGTCACCGCAGAAATAGATACTATCTCTACAGCTGGTTCTTCAGGTTCTATAGATTATACAACTACTTCAAGGTTCAGAACCTAATGGCTTTATACGGATCAGATCACGAGAATCCCAATTATGTGGAATCTGTTGCTTCTTTAAAAAGAAAAACTAAAGAAGATATTAGAATTGATCAATTAATTCCTTCCCATATATTAGAAGACGCAGTTAATTCTGACGGTTCCCCTAATATAAAAACTTTATTGGAATATTATTATAAATTTATGAATATGGAGGAATTTATATACACCTCCACAGAAACACATACAGATCTTCTCGCAGCTTCTACCACATATACTGGTAAATCAAAAGCAGTTTTTAGAATACCAGATCCTAATAATGAAAATAATCAGTTCTTTTCTGATTCAACCGGAGCATCTTCAACTTTAGTAGTAGATAATTCTGGTACTGATGTAACTATTTCAATGACTGGTAATTCTGTACCAATTATTTCAAATGGTAATGAACTTCCTGGAACTTTAGTAAATAGTTTAACCCCAACGGGTAAAACATTTACAGTTGAGGATATTGATGGTGCTTATATAGGAAAATATGCTACATTAACCACTGTGGCTAAACATTGGGTTGGACCAGGGCCAAGTTATGTTTTAAATGCTATTGAAGAAGCTATGAACATAGATGAAAATTCTGAAATTTATCTAGATCAGATGCAAAAAGAAATAGCAGGAGCTATTCCTCGTAACCTAACCTCAGTAGAAAAAAGATCTCTATATAAAAATATCACAGAGTTCTATAAATTAAAAGGTGCACAAGACAGCATTGAAATATTTTTTAGATTATTATTTGATGAGAATGTAGAAATAGAATACCCTTGGAATGAAACTTTAATTCCTTCTTCAGGTGATTGGGATGCCGGGTTAAATAGATATCTAGATCATAAAGGATGGTTATCTGATAAAATTAAATTACAAGATTCCTATTTTTATCAAAAGTTTTCTTACAATATAAAAACAGGTAAAAACTTATCTGATTGGAAATATGCTTTTGATAGATTAGTTCATCCTGCAGGATTTATATTCTTTGGAGAGATTTTAATTCTAACAGAATTAACTCGACTTATCTTAGGGGATTATCAAAAGGTTTCAGCAACAACTGTTGGAGATGGATTAATTCAAGATCCAGCTAATCCAGGTTATCAATATAAATATTTAAATGTTTATCCTAGGAGTGGTAGAAAAACTCTTAGCTCTATGCCAGGATTACAACCTGGGGTTATAGGTGCTGAGGACCTTGCATTACTTGTAGAAGCTTTTGCTTCAACTTTCTTACCTAATATAATAGCTAAGTTTGATAAAAGTGCAACTCTTTCTACTGATATCTCTGGGGGAAATATAACAGGTATTACAATTATTGATGGAGGTTGGGGATATGCCTCAGCTCCTACCTTAACTATCACAGGAGATAATGGTTCAAGCGCAACAGCTACCTGTACAATTGATGCAACTACTGGTGTGGTTGAAACAGTAACAATAACCAATGCTGGATCAGGGTATACAACTGCATATACAAGTGCAGCTGCTAATCCAGATGCTAGTACAATTAAAACAATACTATTAAGTGGCCTTGCAGATAAAACATATGCATCTGCACCAACTTTAATTTTTGAAGATCCAACATCAGTAGATTCAGATGGTGTTCCATTAGGTACTAACGTAACAGCAACAGCTACAATACAATTAGATGCTGAAGGAGAAATTTCAGGATTTGAGATACAAGAAAATGGATATGGTTATGTAAAAGATCCAAAGATAAGAATATCCTCACCTACAGAATCTGAAAATAGAGGAAAGGATGTAAAAGAGATACTCATCATTGCATTGAATCATGTAAGCCAAGAGGTTGGATCGTGGGCTTCAGGATTTAAAACACTTAATGAGAATAATTATTTTAACAGAAAAGAAGATGCATACTATGCTAAGAAAAAGTGGAGAGATAATTATCCGATTAGCTTTTTTTCTAGCAATATCATTAAAAACACGTATACAACTAGTATAAATAGTACTAACGTGAAAACAAATATAAACCAGGAATAAAAAATGACAGCAATAGTAACAACCCCCTTTAGGGTGGTTAACGCGGAGAATTTTAAAGAGGATATTGCAGGTTCTTCAGTATATGTAGGGATTGGTAAAACGGACGTATGGTCCACAACAACTTCAGATCTTACTGACGCAACTACCCCTTTTACTCCAACAGATAGAATAGATGATATTCATGAAGCATACCAAAACTTGATCGGTATGAAAAAGATAGCTTCTGCAGATGTAGCTCATATCGTACCAAGGCATACTTGGACTTCAGGAACAACCTATACTGCTTGGGATTCAGACGATTCTGCAATATATGACAAAGCATTTTATATCATCACTTCAGAATATAAAGTTTACAAATGTATATATTCACCAGGAACACAATCCCTAATTGAACCTACACACATTAATACGGATCCAACTGCAGAGTCAGATACCTATAAATGGAAATATATGTATACAGTTACGGTAGTTGATTCAGAGAAATTTTTAACTATATCATATATGCCAGTTCGAGTTGAACAGACAGTAAGTACATCAGTTGGTGGCAATGGTGGTTCTTCAAGCACAACAGTTACCCTAACAGCAGCTAATGAATATATTAAAGTAGGTATGTTAGT